CGCTTATTTTATTCAGGTTGTGGCAATCAACGAGGACATTTCTGTTGAGAAGCAAGGTCGTGAGGATCACAGTAACATTTATTTTCATCAAGTATGTTACCATAATGGCCCTGGCGGTCGCAAATTTTTCATTAAGATACGTTCCAAGGGTGGTTCTGTGCTTTTTACAGGTCCACATTGTGACACTCTCAAGGATGCTTTGCGTTCAGCCGATAATATAGATTTTGTTTATGAACAAGCCGGATGTGATTTTATCCAGCTCGCTCATATATTTGATGGCAACTTTTTACGACATTTAACTTTTGTTAAAAATATCGTCGTCGTTACTTGCTCATTCTATAATCTATATAAACTTAATGCCCCCTCTCTAGCTATGTTCTTTTGTTGGCTCGGGAATTAGAAAATTTTGTTCAATTTGCGAAATTTATTTTGCCAATAATTTCTGAATTGGCTCCAAATACTGAACGAGATTCTTTCGATATTTTTGATGGTGATGCATTGTGTGGTCCTGAATCATTTTTTGCCACACCGGCTCCGCAACCGGCAATGCTTCCCATCGAACCACAGGCTTACGACTTGGATTCAATTAATTCTCGGGTTTTCTCTAGTTTTGCGATTATATGTGCTTTTGTGTATTCGCTTGCTACTTTACCCAATTTGGATCCCCATTCTTTGTTTTCGCGATTTCATTTTGTGCGTTCCCAATTAACCGATGGCCCGCTTACCTCATCTTTTGAGATAGGTAGGACTGTTATACGTGCAATTCGAATCGTTATGATGGAGGTCTGGAATTGTTGTAACACTGGATCTTTCACTTCGCTTTTCTTTTCACAAACTGATTTTTGGAAACTTTATAACGATGTATCAACATCCTATAAACATATCCATGAATATGGAGAAGCAGAAGTTGATTTTCTTCCAATCAAGAGTTTCCCTCAGTTTGAAATACAGCTTGCTAAGTGTATTAATGACGCTAAACGTCTTTCTAAAGATAATAACCCTCAGGCTTCTTCTATCAAGCAGAAACTCCTGGAGTTACAAGAGATGTCAATTATTATACAAAGCAACGATTTCAAAAATCGTATGCGAAAAGCCCCTTTTTCGATTTTGCTCTATGGTCCATCATCTGTCGGTAAGTCTACTGCTAGTGAATTGCTTTACGCAATGGTTGGAAAGTATTATGGACTTAACACCGCCCCTGGATACAAGTATGTCTGGAATGGTTCATCTAAGTTTTATGATGGTGTCCGTTCTGACCAGTGGGCTATCCTTGCTGATGATGTTGCAAGAGAAAGCCCCAACATGATTACCGCTGAATCAAGTACCACGCGTGCTTTCATTGATGTCATCAATAATGTTCCATTTCATCCGAATATGGCTGACGTCACTGAAAAAGGTAAGATTGATTTTCGGCCTAAG